AATATGGTTTCGTCTATTTCGGGAACTTCGTCACTGTAGTCTTGCGTAGTCCATTCTACATTGATATCGTGTCGTAAACATTTGGATTTTTTGCTTTGATTTGTGCTACTATTTCGTTCTCTGCGTCTACAATTACGGTTGTATATTCATAGGTTGCTCTGTGAAGGCTGACAGAGTATTTCATGATGCGTTCTCCACAAGGGAATTTGAGCTAGTCATGTCGTCTAGTAGAAGATCGTTAGCTAGTATGCGCCAAGCGGCTTCTCTATAACTTGCACGTTGCTTTATCTCGTTGGCGCGATGATCGTGTATAATACCTGCTAGGATAGAATTAGTCACGTGGGACGTTTCTTCGAGTATCTGCAAGAATCCGGCCCACATGAGTAAGTTATTCTGGGCTGATATTACGTAAAGTTTATGTAATCTTGGATTAGTTATAGTAAAGTCTTCGATCATGTCGTTGGGTTCGATACTATGTGAGCCTGGCATGATGCGTATCTCCTTCTTTGCTTTCTTTGTGATAGAGACCGATATAGTAGCCGTCTTGTTCTTGACCGTCGAGGAAGTGCATTCCTTCTAAGCATTGTATATATAGGCCGGTTTCGTGCGACTTGACTACTTGAAGGGAGCTTGGTGCTAAGCAGCTAAAGCCCGCGTCGCATTCGAGAATGTCGCCGGGTTTAGTATCTGATACTCGCGCCCAAGGCCGGCCGAAGTTGTCTAGCTTTGACATTTTACGTTGCTCCGCTGATTAGGAGTTTTTCGAGCTCGCGGGAGACCATTTCTGGTGTTATCTCGTCGTTAAAGTTGGCATCTTCTTGTACTGGATAGTAATCATTTTTGTTGTAAAATATATTGGCGACAGTTCTGCTATCGAGACCTGTAAAGTCGGTTATATCTTCTCTGTAGTAAGCTGGTATTAGCTCGTTGGCGTAAGCGAGGCCGACTAAGCAGCCGACTGAATCGCAACCAATACTGCTGCCTTGGGGTTCGATTACTCTTGAGAAGTCCCAGGTGAACTTGCCTTTCTTTGTTTGCCAAGTACTTACGTTGTTCTCGACTTGACGTGAGGCGATTAGCTTGATTAGCTTTCTGATGTTATTCATGATCTTAGCTCTCCTCTTTGCGTAGGTTGTAGGTTATGGTTATTTCGTAGCCGGCGCGAGACCAGTTTGGACCGAGTTCTACGAAACTTTGCATGTCTTGGATTTCGTCGAAATCGCCGTCTATGGCGGCTGTTTCTTTGTCGCCGGGTTCGATGTGGATGTGCCAGCGTGGCGGGCGCGAGGGGCGCGACTCGTTTTATCATGGCTTGGTGCTCGCTCTTGGTTAGAGTTGGATACTAGCTATGGCTTTGTCTAGATCGGTCTTGACTAGACGGGCTTTTTTGCTGGTAGATTTCGCGCCTGATTTCGCGCCTTTGTCGCTTTCGTTAGCGATATACTTAAGGGCGCTAGGGTAGTTCAAGCTCGTGTACGCTACGATGCGCTTGTGCGTGGCTTCGCGCTCGGCGTCTAGTCTCGCTCGTTCCTCTTTGGCGCGCTCGCGCTCGCTTGCTTGCTGCTCGATTAGGTCGCTATAAAGCTCGTAAGGCAAGCTTAGCTCGTCGAAGGCTATCTTGCGGCGGGAGCCGTTCTTGCCGACTGCTTCGGCGTGAACTTGGCCGGTGCTGTCGAGGAAGAGAGTTATCTGCGGCGCGCGCGGCGCGAGACTTGAACTTGTCATTTGATCTTAAGCCTTTCGTTAAGTAAACACGTAGGGCTTAGCTAGAGAAGGCCATGCTACGCGGGTTAGGAACTCGTCTTTTGTTATATAGTCCCCAGGATTCTTGTGTTATCTTGCCGGCGTTTACGTGAGTTTTCTTTGTTATCGAGACTATTACGTGATGGCGCGTTGTGATATTTATTTGTCTATAAGATATGCTCGATGAAAAGGGTTCTAGTTTGCTAAAGAAGCTCCTTGAGCTTTGTCATGTTTAGTTCCTTTACTTAATGTATGTTAGAGTTCTTAAGAAAAGAAGTTGAAGTTCTCGCATAGCCCCAGGAACTCATCTAGGAGAACCGGCGATACGTTAGAAGTCGGTTCATTATTGTCGCGCGCGCGACGGTGGCACTTGTCCATGTAATCTTTTATGAACTTTTGCTTTGTTTCGGTAGTGTCGCTGTCGTTTATGATCTCGGCCATGAGATCGAAAAAGTTGTCGAGTGTTTTGTGTGTTAGAGGCATGTTGCTAACCCTTTTGCTAGAGAGCGTGTTTAAACGTATAGTTGTAGCACGGCGGGCGGGGTTAGTCTAGGGAGGGTTGTGGCGTTGGACGTGGCATAGTGTCGCATGTGGCATTTTTGTCACACTAGGTACGTTTCGGGAACATGCCGGAGAACACCTGTAGGAACACGCAGCAAAATCCCGTTCTTAGTTTCGATCTTGCGAACAATGGTGACGATCTGCTAGTGAGTTAAGCTCACTGAGAAAGGCTTGGTTATGTCCAGTATCTATGTTGTTTATCGTTACGAGACTGAGACTGATAGTATTACGCCGATGAAAGCGCGAGAAGCTGATCAGCTATACTCGCATACTGATGCGCGCTCTGGCTCGACGTTTATTGTTGAGTCTAGTGATGCTAGAGAGGCACTTTTAGTAGCTAGGTGTCTGGTTGTTATCCGCCGCTTTGAGTATGACGACCTTGAGCGTGATCTTGAGCTTGATTTACTTGAGTCCAATCTGGCAATTATCGAGCGCGCTAGGAGACGCTCGCGAGGTAAGATCGTATCTTATTGTGCGCTGAGAGATCTTGAAGCCGATTTAGGTTGGTGGTGATTCTTCTATAGGTGATTCTTCTTTATTTAATTCTACCTGGTTAGTTTCGGCCCGGATGGGCCGGGTTATGTTAGCACCTATATTGACCCGTCTTGTCGGCCTCCTATATTAAATAGGTTCGGGTACCCCCTCTTGAGTTAGTCTCTCTGACTGGGACTGACTTACTGACTTTCTGTGTTTATATAAAAAAAAAAAATCTAGAAATAGGAGCACAACCAGAGGTTGTACCCCCTACTACCTGGGCGAGAGTACCCCATACCCATGCCCCTGAACCTATTTATTGTCAGGGGGCTATATAAGCTTCAATATACGGGTTAAGTTATTGATAACGCTTGCTTATCGGCGTTAGAGCCGCTTTCCTGTTTTAGCAATTTCAAAAACAAGTGCATAGTTATATCAAGGGGTTATAATTACTCCCGCGCGCAACAATGCTCAAACAGCAAGATAGGCCAATATAGGTCAGTTCGGCCCGAAATTTTGGATTGGCTCACTGTATAAAGCAGACTAGCAAGCCTAGCTCTAGAGCGCGAGGTTAGCAGCGACGTGGCGTGTTAGCTCATTAGATGGGCCGAATATGGGGAACGTAGTGTGGGGCGAGCTAATCGAGCCTCGCGCGGCTATTGGATAGCGATTTTGGCCAATAGGCATTGGCCGTGGTGAGCTTAAGTGCCGGCCCGGTACTTAGGGCGCGCGCTAGCCTTTAGCTCGCGTACGGCGCTCCTAGCGGCCCAATGCCGCCGCGCCGTTGTTCCATTGACCGCTCTGCTGGCTCGCGGCCGGGTTCAGCCTTAGCTTGAAAATAATTCGTTCGCTCGCGAGATTTTTGTTGACGCACGCGCGCTAACGTGCGATAAAGATCGTGGTTAGTCGATGTTGTCTAACCGACCTAGGAAGGAAGCTAAGACATGGCACAAGGTTCAACCGCTCGCGTTCATGAAGTTAGCGAGCACTCACCTTCATCGGATAACGTGATGTCTCGCCTCGCCGAGCACGCATCGCGCTACGTCAAGATCGTTGCCGGCTATACCGTCGCGGTCAAAGCGCCTTATGCGGCCGGTCACGTTTGTTCCGACAAGGACGCCCGCGCGCTCAATTGGGCTTATACCAATCGCGCCGGGAGTGTCGCAAATTCGGCCGTTACTCGCGGCAAGGAAAGCAAGCTCGACGACGCTGGCAAAATGGCTTACTTGACGAGCTATCTTAATGGCGGTTATTCGTTTACCGATGATCTCGGTAGCGAGTTTAGCGCGAGCCTGCTTGAGACAGCCTGCGATCGTCTCGTCTTCGAGCTTGGCGTCAAGCAAGGCAAGCTTAGCGGCGTCTATTCGGATCACGATACTACCGTAGAGCGCAACAAGCGCGCTGGCGTCGTCAAGAAAGTCCTTACTGATCCGAGCTTAGCCGACAAGTATGAAGGCCAAGTTCGTGACATGATCGGAACAATCCTTAGCGAGCGCCATGCTATCCAGACGCGTACTGCCAGGGGTAACGAAGTGGAGCTTGAGATCGAACTCACGTAAGCACGGCGCGTTACGACAAGTCGTCTAACGCAAACCAAGAGCGGCGGTCATAACTAACCCGCCGCTCTTTACCTAAAGGGAAGCCAAGTTCATGTTCGATGTTTACGACGTTAGCGATAAGGTTATCGCGCGGCACACTTTATTGCGCGACGCAATCGCGGTGCTTGTCGCCGTCGATCTAGCCGCCTACCTTATCGAGCGCGAGACTAACATCACGCTCACGATAGACAAAGATGCTAACAAGCTTCGGTTCATGCTCGGTGCGAAAGGAAACTAGATCGCCAAGTAATCGCTAAGTAAAGAGCAAGTAAGCTAAGCTGCTTTACTTGCTCTTTACTACAAGCTGCTAGAGATTCGATCTCCCCACAGAGAAGACCCCCACCCTGGCGCCAGCCCTAACTAAGGTCGCGTATCAAAAATACCGGTCGAGCAAAACCATTCACGGAGTTAGCTGATGTCTTGGCTACGGGCGAAATATGACTTACTGGGAAACTACAGCAACTTCAGGCGCGGGCCATTAACAGCAACTATAATAGGCGCGAAGTCCTATGTCTATTAGGAAATATTCTGGAAGATCGAGATTACATAAAACTGGAACGGGCGATTTCTACTAGCTGGTTAGAGTCTAAATATAACAGTTTATCTAAAGAAGAGTTAGAACTAAGTCTAGATGACTTAAGTGAAAAGTACCTTGAATCCTGGGCTTACGAGTTAGCTATCCCAATGATAGCGCCCGAAGTTCTATACTACTGGGCCGTATAGCTATGATAGACGAAATCATATCGCGAATAGAATCGCATCGGCGCGAAATTCGAGGTAGCTGGTAAAAAGCCCGAACCCTTCTACTTAACGCGCGAGGAGCTAATAGAATTCTTACTCAGTAAGTACGCGATGATGTGGTGCGAAACTATGAATAATAAAGACCCGCGTTACATGCGTTTTCAAGGCGTGCCGTTATTAGAAAAACCTCCCAAGAGGGCTTGAAATCGGCTCGGGGCTTGATTATACGCGCGTGCGCGCGTATCTATAAGGCAAGTTCGCTTCGCTCGCCCGAAGGAAGCATAGAGGACGCCACGCCATGCCCTACGGCCGATCCAAGGGCCTAAACTCGCCGCCGGCCCATCTTCTACCACCTGGCGTCGAGGCAGGCGCGGTTCGGCCTCTGTTCATCGAAGCCGGGCGCGAGTTGACAGACGAAGACCTAGTAGCTCTCTCTATCGCTCCAACACGCGCGATCTTTCCTACTAAGCACGTACGGGCTATTCATCATCGCCAGGCCCAGCTGGTCGCCCTCGGCCGGCCCGATAACGAAGTAGCAGCAATCTGTGGCACGAGCTCGGCGCGCGTGCGAGACTTAAGGACTAACCCGGCTTTTGCTGATCTAGTCTCCTACTATCAAGAACAGAGAATCGAGCTCGATTACGAGACGCACTTACGTATACAAGGCAAGCTCGTCGACATACTTGAGCTGACGACAAACGAGATTCAAGAGCGCCTCGACGATGACGCTAAGCGAGCGGCGATCTCTCTCAGTGAGCTACGTAAGACGGCTGAATTTGCGGCTGACAGAACGATTGCGCCGCCACGAGCCACACAGCAAGGTAACGTCACGCCGCCGACCAAGATAAGCTTGAACTTCGGTTGGGCACCGAAAAAAGACCAGCAAATTGAAGCTCAGACCATCGACGTAACACCGGAGAATTAGATATGGGTAAAGATGAATATCTCTGGCCATTCGAACCGCCGGAGTACTGGCCTGAATCGATGAAAGCCGAGTATCGATCTGATGTTGCTTTTTACACAGGTGAGCAATGGCACGATATTTCTATCTTACCAAAAGATGAAGAACGACCAAAGCTTCATATTAACAAGATAAAGCAATTTACTAAATCGTAAGATATGGCCGCTCTTCCAGATACCTTCAAGCCAGCCCGGAACCTTCGCTGGTCTCGCCACGTCTCGACAAGGCCGATTCCTAAACCGAGCTCTACCTGGAGCAAAGTCGGCCTGGCTTACGAGCGGCGCGTCGTTAGTAGCTTGGCTGAAGCAGGTATCCGGCTCTTACATAACCCTGGCTTCGAGTTCGAAGACGATAGCGGCTCTAACTATTGCGTTCCGGATATAATCTTACCTAACTACGACAACAAGCTAATTATCATCGAAGTTAAGCTAACATATAAGGTCGAAGCTATCTTGAAGCTGAGGAACCTTTACGCGCCGGTCGTCAGCCTGGCTCTATCGCGCCCCGTTGTCTGTCTCGTGATAGCTAAGAACGTTACGCCGAACTCGCCTGAACCAGAGCTAACCTTGGAGTCAGCGATATGTCAGAGCGCGCGGAGCGAAATAGCAGCGGCGGGACGGCCGGGCGTGGGCTTTCTACTTCAGTGGCTCGGTCGCGGGATGTTTCCGATCAGATAGCCTCCAGTCACGTTCTCGTCCGGGCTAATCCGGAGATGATCGTCGCTTGTCTGGAATGGGCCGGTTCGGTCCTACTCAGCATGAATATACGCTCACCTAAGCCAGCTGATTATAAAGTCTTCTGGCCCGAGTTTCCCAGCGACCCAAACGAAGCTTATGGCTATACTAGCGAAACTCTCAGGGCCGCAATCCCAAATGCTATTGAAATAGAACTTATGGAAAATGTCTATACGTGGCTCGGCCTAATAGGCAACACTAACGCCCGTCGAGCCGTATGCGCGCGAAGTCTCGTAAGGCCGATCAGCCAACGTTACCTTTACTCGTGGGACATCATAGCTATAAAGCTACATACAGACAGACGCGGCGCGAAGCGGCTTCACGTTGAAGGCATTAAAGACTTATCTAAGAAGTTAACTCTCGTTCACGTACAACAGGTTGTTTCGGAAATAATCGGTTAGCTAGTTTGGTGGGCCGTTTTAGGACATTATAAAGTACAAAATTATTTTGTGGCTTGACAAACACAGTTTTCCGTGCGTACCTTACCGACTACAATCGGCGCGAGTTTACGACAGGTACGCGATCGCGATGCTCCGGCCGAATACGGTCTAGTTCCCCCTGGGACCGCGTTTCAGCAAGTAGCTAGCTTGATCCGCTTCCTTCCTTGTCGGTCTCGCGCCGATTGTTCCGGTGCTTGGTGCGAAACTGAAGGAGTGCTGCTTCGGTGGCACTCCTTCTTTTTATTCGCGAGCGTGAGCGAGCTTGATAGAGTTCTCCCAGCCTAACCTACCGGACAAGATAGCCCAAAGCGTCTTCAACGACGCGAGTATAGCTGCTTGCGAATGGTGCTCGCCGCGTAGCTTCAGGCTAGAAGCCGGCTTAGCTTGGCTAGCGAGCCGAGCTTTTGTTGGCGAAAAAGATCAGCAATTCTGGTTTATCGGCCCCGATTTCGGCGCTTGCGTAAGCGCGATGAACACCCTCAAGGGCGCGCTAACACCAGGTAGCTTTACTCCAGCCCAACGCGCGCCGGCGTTCAACTTAATTAACGGTTCTAGTCTCTTCTTTAAGAGCGCCGAAAACATAAACGCCCTCTTTGCTGACGCGGTTTTCGCCGCCGTGATCGACCAGGCTATTCACGTACCGGAGAAAGCCTGGAGTGCACTGCAGAGAACTTTCGCCAACACACATACGCCGCTTCGCGTTTTGTCGACCGTGGCTGGTAGAGCGAACTGGTTCTACGATTTCGCGCGCCAGGTCGAGCGCGACAATACCAGCGAGCCCGAGCGCTATTTCTTTTCGCGCTTCTCGTGCTATGACGCACTTGAAGCCGAGCTGATCGAGCAAGAAGACATCGACTACGCCCGGGCGACTTTGCCAGATCACGTCTTTAGGGCGCTTTACTTAGCAGAAGCCTACGACGACAGAATCGAAGCCGCGCACAAAGCCGCTGACGCGAGGCTTATGACCGACACTGAGCTCGCGATCATAGCTAATATCGACCCTAACGAGCTCGACGCGATCAGCGACGAAGAGCTAGCTAGCTTAGCTCAGGAAAGATCATGGACGAACGCCTAAGCAGCTTCGCGAACCGCCTTATCGAGGCACCAAAAAAGCAATACATTACTGCTGACACGAGCCCGAATACGTTCCTCGCTTATGATCCATCAATCCCGAAGTACCTGATAAACAAATTCCATAGCATAGTTTGTCAAGTCGAGAGGGCTTTTCTCGATGAAGTAGACTTGCCTTGGAACAACGATATCGTTAAGGCAGCGGCCGATCCTGGTCGCCTAATTCAGCAGTATGTCGGAGCCATGCTTGCTGGCAATTATGAATTAGAAAAGGCCCTGGACGGCTTAGAAATAGATAGCTATCTTATAGGGCATAACTTAGCAGTAGCTGCTTCAGACATCGAGTGCTTATATTCATTAGACGTTCCAGGCGGCCTGACTATTGGCTTGCGTATCCGAACCATTCGCGCGCTAGTGGCCTGGGATATCTATAATGCGCGCTATCAAGCCCGATTCGACATAATCGGCAAGAAACGAGACCCGAAACCACTCTCAACTTAGGAGCCTAACTATGGACGACAAAGGTATTACGAACTCGAATATGCGCGGCAAGATGAAGGGCGGCTCGATCTTCTCCGACGCGCCGAGTATGCCCCAGGAACACGGCGACAGCGCTATGCAAAACACGGCCGTCGGCAGCGGATCGAGGCCGACTAAATCTAAGTTCATGATCGACACTACGGCGCCGGAAGACCCGCATACGCAAGGGCGCGACGTACCAGGTAGCTTGAAGTAAAGGGGCCTGGTTATGCCACAAGGCTGCGACTGGGACTGCTATGACTCTAAGAACAAGATGACGCCGGTATCGTCGGCGAGCTTGGCTAAAGAGAGCGCCAAAGTTGGAGCGAATAACGGCTCTTCTTCTGCTATACGCGCGCCGACTATGTCACAAGATAACCCGCTTCCTATGTCTAAGCCTACAAGGTAACGATCATGAGCGAAAAGTTCCATCAGGTCACGCCGCTTTTCTGGTACATAAACGCCGATGCTAACGGCACCGTGGCGTTGCCGAATCCGGCTGCTAGCGGCGGCCCCGTAGCGCCGATCGGCCTCCGGGTAGCCGTGCTCGATAACATGGGCGTAGCGGGTACGACGAACATTACTATTACGGGCCCGATCAATGGCGGCTCTAGCGGAACCAGCTTGACGACCAATTACGCCTGGGCGCTCTTTATCTGGCAGGGCGCGACCTGGATGCAACTCGGCCCGGCGGTCTAATCTCCAGTAACATGAATTTCGCCGGTCGCTGCTACGCGGGCTTTGTCTCGACAACGGCAGCGACTTTGTCTCAACCCCTAAGCCCAAAGGACGGCAGAGGAGAATGGTCCCCTCCAGCAGGCCATCGTGTCTGTAGCGCGAGCTCTTTGTGTGCTACGAGCTAGTGTCGCAAAGTCGAGCGTTGGCGTACTTGATTCGGATGTGCAAGTTGTTTGTAAACTCATTCAAGTACGACGCCAACTTAAGGAGTTCAAGTGGGGTATTCCAGAGCTTGTCAAGATATACGTGAGGAACTGATGGCGGTTCAGACTGTTGATATACTTGGAGAGCTCATCGAGACTGGGATTCATTTCTATGTATTTCGGCCCGATGTTGATCTCAAGGATCGATGGATTCCGAAGCGTTATACTGAATATAACTATGCTTCGCGAACGCTCAATATGCCGGTTTTCGTAGCCAGTAAGTATGGTCTAGCCGGTCAAGCCACGTATAGAGTACACCCATCTGGTGGTATAGAATGGATACCGCCAGATAGTTATGCTGTAAAGCAGTGAATCTGATTACGCCTTCGGCCGCGGCTGAGCTTCTCTTAACTCGGCGCTTAGCTAAGCGAAATATGGTCGATTACGTTGAGTATCTTGATCTGGGCTTCGTTCCGGCTCGTCATCATAAGTTCATGTGTGACAAGCTCGATGCTGTCGAGCGTGGTGAGATAGATAAGCTTATGTTATTCTTGCCGCCAGGATCAGCAAAGTCGAAATACTCTAGCGAACTATTCCCGGCTCGCTATCTAGGACTTAATCCGACTAAAGCTATTTTGGCTTGCTCGCATACTCAGCCACTCGCAGAGCGTTTCGGCCGCCGAGTTAGGAATCTTTTTTCGCAACCAGAACACGCCGCGCTCTTTTCTGTCAGCATAGCCAAGGATGAAAAAGCCGCGTCGCATTGGTCAACCGAGCAGGAGGGCGAGTATCTCGCAGCTGGCGTCGGTGTGGCTATCTCAGGTAGAAGAGCTGATCTAGGCTTGATTGACGATCCTGTTAAGAATCGCGAGGATGCTGATAGCTTGAGATCGCAAGAAGCGACTTGGGACTGGTATATAAATGACTTCTTGCCTCGCTTGAAGCCTCATGCTGCACAGATTCTTATCCAGACTCGCTGGAGTGAAGGTGATCTAGCAGGACGAATTCTTGATCGCGAGGTATCAGAGTGGACCGTTGTTGAGCTCCCGATGGAAGCTCGCGAGGATGATCCGCTAGGGCGCGAGCTTGGCGAGCGCTTGTGGCCGGAATGGTTCACGGAGAAGCAGGTCGAGACAGCTAAGCTAGACGCCCGTTCCTGGTCAGCTCTTTATCAACAGAGACCCGTCTCGGAAGAAGGCGAGTACTTTAAGCTAGCCTGGTTTGGAACCGAGTATGACTCGATCCCCGATAACGCGCACTTCTATGGCGCGAGTGATTACGCAGTTACGGAAGGCCACGGTGACTTTACGGAACACGGCGTATTTGCGTTAGACGCTTTCGGTAATCTTTACGTCGTTGATTGGTGGCGTGGACAAACTACCTCTGACGTTTGGATCGAGCATCAACTCGACTTGATTCAACAATATGAGCCACTAAGATGGTTCGGTGAGTCTGGGCCGATTCGGCGCTCGATTGAGCCGTACTTGGCTAATAGAATGACACAGCGTAACGCGAACGTCTGGATCGAATGGCTAGCTAGCGTTAATGATAAAGCCACTCGTTTAAGATCGTTTCAAGCTCTAGCCTCGCGCGGCAAGGTCTTTTTCCCGCGTTACGCCTCTTGGAAAGCCGAGCTTCTTACGCAGCTTACACACTTTTCGGCCGGTAAACGCGACGACGGCGTTGACGTGTGCTCGCTTATAGGTCGCGGCCTTGATCTTGTTCAGGCGCCGAAAATGAAGCGCTGGACGACGAATAGTAATCTAAATACTTCCGAGTCGAATGAACTAGGTTGGCTAGCAAGCTAATGAAAGTTCTTTTTGTCTTAACTCTTTTAGCCGCACTTATTTTTTTGATTCCTGAAAGCCAAGCTCAGGGTGTTATTCAGCAGTATGGCTCGTTATTCGCCGGCGATAGTATTATGTCGCAAGGTAATAACCGGGCTGTTGACGCAGGCAATAGCTCTGTCCCGACGCTTCCGGGAACGCGCCCGGTCGGTTTCGGCGTAGTCAACTCTGGCCTTGGTTTCTGCCAGTGGAGCCCTGATCCAGGAGCCAATACAGCCTGGAACCAGTTATGTTGGGGCTTTAATAGTTCTGGAGCAGGGGTTATTAATTATAGTAATATCAATACTGCTACTAATAGTCTTCTTCTTCAGGTCAATGGTAATACTGATTTGACACTTAGTAATATTGGCGCTACTGGAACTACTCAGCCTTGTTCGGACAATAGTGCTCTATTAGCTACTGATGCTTACACACATAATTGCGTTTCTATTACTGGCGGTATTACAGCGGCTAGTAATTCTGTTTTAGAAACTATTCCATCGACAGCCACAACTTCTGTAGTACGGCTCGGCTTTACTACTGCTGGGGATGCACCGCCACTTCAGTTTATATCTAGTAATTCAGCATGCTCGCTGAACTCCGGTGCTGGTGATGGCGGCTCACAAGTGCCTTCCGCTGATAGCAAATGTTGGCTCGCGCAGTTTTCCGCAACAGGAGCAGATTGGCGCGAGTGGGGAGTCAAGTTTGATAACTCGACTGATAATTCCGCTGCGCTTCAGGCAGCAGACACTTGGGCAGCGGCCAATGCAGGCACACTAGTGGGGCCGGCAGGTATTGCGCGGTTCAGCACGCCATTGGTGGTTGATGCCGCAGGCAATGGTAACTGGTCATGGCGCGGGTCGCAAAAATCAACGACAGAGTTCCTCTATACCGGCGGTTCTTCTGACATCATCACCGCCGGAAATAGCGGTGGCATATTTATGAATTATGTGAATATTTCTGATATCTACGTCGATAGCATAAACCAGCTTTCTTCCGGGTATGCGCTGCACTTAAATTACACGAACTTTTCGACGCTGCATAACATCAGGAGTGGAGGCCAACAAGGAAACGGCAATCTGTGGAATTCCATTTATTTCGATGGTTACTATAACGACACCATTTCCGGCAACTCGGATATCAGCGGACAGAATGTCGGGATCAGTGTCGCCGGCCTCGGCTCCGAGGGAGCGAATCTGCTGATCGAAGACAACACCAATATCGTCCCGCCGGTCAGCAAAAACGGCTGCATTAACAACGCAGCGGTCTGTGAGAAGATCGGCCTGTTGATGGGTGGCGGTGCGGGCGGGGTCGTGTGCTCTGGAGCCAACTTCGAGGCCAATGGAGTCAACTGGCAGGTTGATGAAAGCTTGACCGGAACCGCGAACCGGGAATTTTCCCTGGTCGGGGGCTGTATCATCGACAGCACCCGCGGCGGCGATGATGTCTTGCTGAATGACGCCAATGCGGGCGATGCCGCGCAGGCGATCTTTGCGAACTGGTGGATCGCCTCAGCATGTTCCAGTTCGGCCACGATCACTCCGACTTGCTCGGGCTCAGGCGTCCACGTCGAAAATTACCTAAATGGCAATGTCGCCATCAAAACAGGCGTCATTTGGAATATCGCGAATGGTGACGCGATCCGAATTGACGATGCTACGACCAAGGTCAAAATTGATCCCGGAACATTGCTGCACGATTTTACTGGGTACGGCATTAACTGCACAGTCTCAACGACCAATGTTTATCCGGGCTCGTTCCCGCATGATGACGGCCGATCTTGGACTGGCATGTATGCGCCAGACTGCAATCTCGCGAGCGGTCTCGGTACTAACAACGGCTATTTACGAAACCCAGACGGCACGTATCGAGAGTGGCAGCAAGTCACCTTTGCCTCCGGACAATTGGCCAATACCCAGTTGCTGCCGACCGGAGGCACAGGTTCGCCACCCGTGATGGTCGCGTTGCCGCTACCATTCCCGAATGGGTGGAACGGGCAACCCGTATGCACCGTGTCATCGGCGACCAGCAGCACTGGGCTCGCTGCTTTGTACGCTTCGTCTAGCGGGTCGTCAGCTTTCAATCTGTATGGGGTTTCTAATGTGAATCTGACGAACCCAATGACCGCAAGTTGCGATTCGTTTGGGTATTGAATGACCTACGAAGATAATCTTCGCGTCCTTGCTGAGTTAACTGACGATAGCATTCGAGGTATGTAGTATGCCAGCTAAACATGAAGAAATCTCGTTCAAGACTTACCCTGGACGGTCTAGACCTAAGGAGATTGAGGATCGACCAGAAGAGAAGCATGGCCGATCTCTTATGACACAGCATGATCCGCAGCCTGATTGGGGCCGAGATACAGAAAACAAGCTCGCGGCTAAGAGGCGTCTTACTAGAACGCCATGAGTGAGATTAAGAAAAGTACGTTCAGCGAGTACTCGTTCTATTCGATCTTGCTCGACTCGGACGCACTTAGGATCAGCGTCAGCGATGGTCGAACGGGCGAGTACTTCGCGATTGTTCCTAAGCCGAGCTCCGGTAAGTCACTTAGTAAAGTTCGTGAAGCAACTCTTAATACTATTGAAGCGTATATGGACGCCGGTTATCCTCCCGGCGAAGTTAAGGTTGACTTGAAGGTAGACTTGTGAAGACGATTAAAGAAGCTAAGCTTAAGATAGATAAAGCTCCGAAGCTTAAGGAAGTTAAGCTTCCTAAGACACCAGCTATGCTAAGAACGCGCGTTTCTAGATCGGGTTCGTCTAGCAAGGGCTCTGGGGGCGGTAAAAAAGGCTACTAGAGTGCAAGATCCTGAAAAGCCCTTGAACGACGGCGCGATAAGGTTGCCGACAGTCACGCCAGGTATGAATCGTATTGCCCCAACTTCGCTTAATGATAGTCAAGACGGTAAAGTCAGATTTCTTAGAGCCGAGACTAAAGATCAAGTCGAAGAAGATAACGAAATCTTAGGACGTGCGAGGAAACGTCTTGAGCGCTGTATCTCGGCAGAAGCCGATAATCGCCGCGACGGTCTTGATGATGACAAGTTCTATTCTGGCGATCAATGGCCCGCTGACGTTCGCGCGAGACGTAATTCCGAGAAGCGCCCGTGCTTGACTATGAACAAGCTTCCGGTGCTTGTCAAACAAGTTACTAATGATCAGCGACAGAATCGACCGACTATAGATTATCATCCTATAGGCGATCGCGGCGACATTGATGTTGCCAGGATTTATCGCGGTCTTGTTCGTGATATAGAACGCCAGTCTAGAGCCGATAGGGCTTATGATACTGGTTATGAGTCGGCCGCGCGAAAAGGCTGGGGTTATTGGCGGATCATAACCGAGTACGAGTCGCCCGATACTTTCGATCAGGTAATTCGCGTTAAGAGAATTCGCAATGCTTATTCGGTTTATCTCGACCCGGATAATACCGAGATCGACGGCTCTGATGCCAAGTTCGGCTTCATAACCGAAATGATCGAGCGTGATGAGTTTAAGCTTAAGTGGCCGAAAGCTGATCCTATGCCCTGGGTTATGGGCGGTTTCGGCGATAGCTTAAAGAATTGGGTCGATCAATACGCGGTTAGGATAGCTGAGTATTATGAGATTATTCAAGAAGAGCGCGAGCTTGTTTTGCTTGAGAACGGCTTCGAAGGTTGGCGCGATGAACTTAAGAAAGAAGTCCTAGACAAGTTCTCGATAGTTAGCTCGCGCCGGTCGCTTGTTCCGAAGATTTGGTGGTATAAGATAACCGCTAAGGATATCTTGGAGCGAACAGAGTGGCCCGGTAGGTGGATTCCGATCGTAAAAGTGATTGGCGAT